GTTCCATGTTCCACGGTAATCCTTACTAATAAAAGGAGTTTTGCCAACAACTCCACGATTTAATTTGTAAGGTAAGCCGGCGCAGGTGCTTAGGTCCATTGAAGTGGATCCAGGGATTCTAACCCCCATGATAGATTCTTGAGTCGAATATAACTGAACTTTATCAATATTCGGAATAAACTTAAGTAAAATAGCTTCATAAAAATCTTTCATCCACCGTTCTTCGTTCTTATCAAACCTTGCGAAATGAGCACCAGATGTTTTATTGAGTGAGACTTCTAGAAAATGTCTAGTTTTGTTCCATCTAGGATCAGATTCATCTTGAATTGCAGGTTCTGATTCAACGGGAAATAGACCAAACAAAGGAGTAGGTTTATATCCTTTTGTTTTTGAGATTGATTGAGTTGGATAAGGTGATCTTTTGATTACTTGATTATAATTGAAAATAGTATGGGCTGTATGTTCAGGGTCAAGAGTAGTCTCTAAAGGATTTACAACAATTTTATCTTTGACATTAAATTTTTTGAGAGTATGTTCTATCTCTTCACGAGAGATCACACCAATAAAAGCTTGATTATTTAAGACATTTCTAGATGTTAACAAACCTAAAATTGAACCATTAAGCATGGTATTATCATGTGTAAATAACGAACCAGATTCACCTAACTCAACATATAGATTAACGCCCATCAGACGATCTTGTTCAATGACTTCTAAATCTGGTATAATAGGAATCATCGGAAGAAATTCTTTCTTTATAAAAGAGTCATCACGGTAAATGATTGGCATAGCTTTGGATGTACGTAAATTGCTCATATTCTTCTGCAAATCATGTTCAGTCATGAACCGCTGAGTTATGGTTCTACGAGTTCTAGTAGCGTTGAAGTTTATTAGGGCTGCATCAGTCTTTAAACGATAATCAATTCTATGGATATCTTCAGGTCCAACGTATTGGTCAATAGTTATACCTGTAGAAGGATCAAACAATTCTAACTTCATGTTCGATGTAATGTGATCCGCACAGTGCTGATTAATCATAAAGATATTCCCTTGAATTCCCGTTGCGACAAAACGGGCTCTACCAATTCTAACAATAAGTGTTTGTTTTTCTAAAGAATCAGCTTGAGTTTTATAATGTTGATCGACTTCATCTTTTTCCAAGTAAGTATTTTCAATTCCAGTTCCAAATATCTTGAGAGGTTTCTGTCCAGGAGCGTACATGGTGGGAGAAGGGGCTAAAGCTTGACCAATTAGAGAACATGAGAAGAACAAACCCAACAAAGCTATAGTAACACACAAACCAGTTATTAGAGGCTTTCCAAT